TAGCAGTTGGGAATTTGCTTTTATGAGATTTTGTGATGAAAGTCCTAGTATATCTAAATGGGCAAACGAATCAATACGTATTCCTTATAAACATCCACTCACAGGAAAATTTACAATATATGTGCCAGATTTTTTTATTGCTTACACAGATAAAAATGGAAGACCCCATGCAGAAGTGATTGAAATAAAACCAGAAAATCAAACATTGACTGAAAAGGTTGGCAAAAACAAATACAATCAAGCACAACTGATTATTAACAAAGCAAAATGGATGAGTGCTCAGATGTGGTGCAAGAATAAAGGATTCAGATTTAGAGTAATAAACGAAAAAGATATCTTCCATGGCACAAAATGAGTACGAAAAAAATAAGACAATGGGCGTGGGCCTTTATTAAAAACTTCCGTACATACATAGACGTTGGTGCTTTCAACGGAGACACATCTGCTCCATTTGTAAAAGATTTCAAAAGAGTGATAGCATTTGAACCCAGTCCTTTAACATTTCCACATATTCCAGATACAGTTGAAAAATACAATGTTGCTTTAGGCAATCAACACGAAATAAAAACACTTAAGGTTCCTGGTGGAACTGGAAATCCTGTTCATGGTAGTCTTGTAAGATATGGTAGAGGTGTCGTTGAACACGAAGTTTCTGTAAAATGTTTAGACGATTACAATTTTGAAGACGTAGATTTTATAAAAATAGATGTGGAATGGTATGAATTAAAAGTATGTCAAGGTGCAGAAAACACAATTAAAAAATATATGCCTACCATAATGTTCGAAAACAAACGCAATGAAGCAGACAACTGCAAAAAGTATTTAGAATCGCTTGGATATCAAATCAAAAAGTACAAGTCGGACACCATAGCCTACACTAAATAAAATTACATTTATGACCAAAAAATTAGAAGAACTACTCAACCTTCCAGAGTCGCAGGAAATATTGAAAGAAGAACAAGAGAAATCTAAGGCTGAAGACGAAAAAGCACAAAAGAAATCCCAAAGTATTGATCAGCAAAAAAGCACAATGAGAGATATTGCGGAGTTTGATAAGATTGCGGCGGCATTACCAAAAGTTGAAGGACTAGGAGAAATGGGTGATTCTGAATTAGATGATGTAGGCAACAGAGCAATCAGTGCCTATGAAGACTTAATGGATTTAGGCATGAATGTAGAAAGTAGATACTCTGCTCGTATATTTGAAGTGGCAGGCAATATGTTAAAGACCACACTTGATGCCAAAGTAGCAAAGATGGATAAAAAGTTGAAGATGGTTGATTTACAACTTAAAAAACAAAAACAAGACCAAAAAGCGGGCGATTCTGACACTAATGTGGTACAAGGCGAAGGATATGTGATATCAGACCGTAACAGTTTATTGGAAAAACTTAAAAAGATGGATAAATACAACAAAGCAGAAAAAGATGACAAAAATGACAAGTAAATTTGAACAATATCTAGCAGAAAGCACAAAAACATACCCATTTAAAATTGGTGTGGCGGGTGATTTGCCAGAAGGTTTTGCTGACACTTTAGAATCAGCACTAGCAAAATTCGTAGTTGTTAAAATGAGCAACGGTAAAAAAACTCCAATACAAAAAAGACCATTGGATTTTCCTGCTCTAGAAAACGAAAGAACAACATACTTTGAAACAGAATTACAATACCCAACAACAACACAAGTTCTACAACAATACATAAAAACATACACTAATCTTCCTGAAAGTCATATCATTGTGAGAAATCCAAATGAGCCTCAAGAAGAATATCAAGCAGAAAAAGATGATGCTCCGTATGAAGCAAAATTAAATTCACCGTATGAAGATAGCAAAGACGAACAGAAGTCAGCAGGTACAAATAGAGTAATGGACTTGTTAAAAGAATTAGAAAAAGAACGAAAAGAAAGATCAGCACCAGACGCCGCAGGTGATATTAAAGCACCAAAAGATGGTGGAGCAACTGAAAACGCAGATGACAGCAAAAACAAAATGTCACCTATTTCAGGCAAGTCGAAAGGTAAATAATAACATGGACATAAGAGATTTTTTAACAAAAATAGATGCTATTCAAAATAAAGAGCAAATGAAAGAAGATGTAAAGAAAATACATCTTAACGAAGCATCACAAGTGATGTTGTATGGAGATACTCCAGAAGACATGAATGCTATCGCACAAATTTTCAAAAATGCAGGAGTAACTCCTCCAGCACCAGTTGAAGGTCCAAAGCCAGAAGCAGAAGAAGTACCAGCAACTGAAGAAGTTCCAGGCAAGGCATCAACAACACCTAATCCTGAGTACAAAGACACACAGTACATGACAAAAGATTTATCAGGTGGTCCAAACAGCATTCAAAAAACTTATCCAAAAGTTGCAGGTGGAGATAATCCAATGGCACTCAAAACGGATGAAGAAATTGAATCTTCAATTAAAGAAGCACTAGTTCAAGCATACCAAGACTTCAAAAAAAAAGACTAGAACGTAGCCTTACAAAACCAGAAGAAAAAGCAAAAGAAAAGTACGTCAAAGGTATGAAAAAAGCCAAAGGCGATTTTAAAGACCGTTATGGTGACGATGCTGAGGCAGTGATGTATGCTACTGCTACCAAGATGGCAAAGAAAAACGCATAGTCAAAAAGCAATACACCACCAATTTTCAGCATAAGTATTATATATGAGCAATAAAAGTTTAGACGGTGTCCTTACCAAAAAAGCACACCAACGTGAAAGGTTCACAGAAGAACAGATAGCAGATTTAGTTGCCTGCTCAGATGAGAAAACTGGCTTCGAAGCATTTGCTAAAAAGTTTTTCTTTATACAACATCCTGTAAAAGGAAAATGTATTTTTGAACCTTTTGATTATCAAACAAGATTACTCCACAGTTATCACGATTATAGATTTAATATAAACATGTTACCTAGACAGAGTGGTAAAACAACTACTGCCGCTTGTTATCTATTATGGTATGCTATGTTTCATCCAGACCAAACAATACTAATTGCGGCGCACAAATACACAGGTGCTCAAGAGATAATGCAACGTATTAGATATGGATATGAACTTTGCCCTGACTATATTAGAGCAGGAGTAACAAACTACAACAAAGGTTCAATGGAATTTGAGAATGGTTCGCGTATCGTGTCAGCAACCACAACAGGTAACACAGGTAGAGGTATGTCTATTTCACTTTTATACTGCGATGAGTTTGCGTTTGTTAATCCAGGAATAGCACAGGAGTTTTGGACTTCTATTTCACCAACACTGGCAACAGGTGGACGTGCAATTATAACTTCCACACCTAATTCTGATGAAGATGTATTTGCTACTATTTGGCGTGAAAGCCAAAATAAATTTGATGAACACGGCAACGAACAGGAATTAGGCATTAACGGTTTCCATGGTTACACTGCCGCTTGGGACGAACACCCTGATCGTGACGAAGAATGGAAGAAACAAGAACTTGGTCGTATAGGTGAAGAAAGATTTAGACGTGAGTACGGTTGTGAATTTTTAGTTTACGATGAAACATTGGTCAACAGTTTAGTATTAACAACTTTGGAAGGTGCAGATCCTGTTTTGAATATGGGACAAACACGTTGGTACAAAAAACTTGATCCACATGCCACTTACGTTGTAGCACTAGATCCAGCAATGGGCACCGGTGGAGACAATGCCGCGATCGAAGTATTCGAATTACCCACATACAAACAAGTAGCAGAATGGAAACACAATACCACACCTATTCCACAGCAAATTAGAATAATGCGTGACATCTGTAATTACATAAAAGAAGAAACAAAATCATCAGGCTCAAACATTTATTGGAGTGTTGAAAACAACACCATAGGAGAATCCGCATTGCTGGTTATAAATGATTTTGGAGAAGATTCTATACCTGGTCTATTTGTTTCTGAGCCAATAAGAAAAGGACACATACGAAAATTCAGAAAAGGATTTAATACCACACACAAAACAAAAATCACTGCTTGTTCAAGATTGAAAAATATGATTGAGAAAGAAAAATTAAAAATTTACAGCAAGCCGCTAATCAGTGAACTAAAAAGTTTCATTGCCGCAGGTTCATCATTTAAGGCTAAATCAGGTCAAACAGATGATTTAGTGAGTGCTACATTGTTAATAATGCGTATTATTAGTGTGCTTAAAGACTGGGATCCAAAAATATATACCTCTTTCAGCCAAGCAGATGAAGACACACAAGACAAGGTGATGCCAATGCCTATATTTGTTAGCCATTAACAGATAAATACACTATATGAACTTAAATGTTATAGCAAAAGACCTTTTCAACAAGATTAGAGGCCAATTTCCCCAGGTTACATTGGGTGATTCACAGGGTAAAGCAACCACTCAACCCACTGAAGCAAGGTTCTTTGACTTCGATTTCAAAGAGGGCGGAAACACTCTAGGAAAGGTAAGTATTAGCATAAGTGAAGAAGATGGCTTGGTTGTGATGCACAGCAAAGACTTTGTGGAACAGTCAGATGAGCCTTTGAAACACGGTTGGTATAATTTTTTAAAAGAATTAAGAAATTTTGCCAAAGCAAGAGTGCTTGGATTTGATACTAGAGATATCACAAAAAGCAATCTTGAAAAAAGAGACTACGATTTTTTAGGACAAGGAAAAGAGGTAGAAAAAGTGAGCGAATCAAATTTATACGGTACAACAAAAACAAGTTTTCAAACTGTGGGCGAAGCAAGACTAGTGATCAAACATTCAGCACCAGTAAATCCAACAGTAGCAGGTGGTAGAACACACAGAATAGAATCTCTTTTCATAGAAAACAAAGCAGGCGAAAGATTCAAATATCCTTTCAAACATTTAAACGGTGCTAGAGCAATGGCACGTCACGTGTCAGAAGGCGGTAATCCATTTGACGACTTTGGTAAACATATTTCTGAAATGAGTTCAGAACTTAACCAATTAAGAAAATTTAAAACATACATGAACAGATCAAGTGTGATGGCAGAAGGTCTAAAACAATATCAATCTGTTGTGGATGAAAGAATTGAAGAAATCAAATCCAGTTGTTTAAAACTACAAAAACAATCAGCATACAAAGAATCATTTGAAAGTTATAGCAAATCAGAATTAGCAGAAGTTCCAGAAGATGTTAAACAATCTTGGATAGATGAATTAACAATTAAGACATTCAACGAAGAATTACAAGATGTATTTCCTTACATCTACAAACTAGTTTCTGAAAGAACAGCAATAGAAGAATTAGGTCCAACATCATTTGAAGCACATGGATACCAAGGTGGAACAGAACCAAGAACATTAAAATATGATTTGGTTGGTGACTTTGATCCTGAAAATCCAGTTGGTGACATGGACATAGATAACATTCAAAATTTATTATCTAAAGCAGGAATATCAGCAGATGTACAACCAGATGATTCAAGATTCCAAGGTGTTATTGTACACACAGATACAAATCCAGAAGAAGTAGAAAAAGTTTTAGGCGGAATGATTGAGACTGTGGATAACTTTCATGAATTTGAATCAGCAATGGATAATATCGTAAGAGAAGACAATGGTTTATTTTCAGATGATGCTGAAGAACAACAACAAGCACTAGAACAATTAAACAAATTAATGGCTAAACACTTTCCAGTAGGTATCAATGGCACAAACGGTATTGAAAGTTTAGCAGGTATAATTGATGACCAAGAATTTAATTCACAAATTCAAAAAGCGGCTAAAGAAAATTCAGATGCTTGTATGCGTCCAATGATAATGGATTATGTATCACAAAAAGATCCTACACTGGTTTCAAAAATTAACACAGGTGATATGAAAACTGAAAAAGAAGGTACTGTAAAAGAAATGGGTGATGCTGAAACGGAAATATCAGATGGTATTTTTGTTGTGCAACGTGGTGATAATGCAGATGGCGTTTCTGATGAAGACCCTTATGTGATAGGCGAACTTTATGCTGACCCGGAACTTTCAGCCGAGGACATACAAAAAACACTTCAAGATTATGTACAAAGTAAAAATTTAGCACCAAAGGTTGATTTCCGTCCAGATGATTCAGGATCTAAAGAGATAGACGGTAAAGCATACAGAGGCGAAGTAGTAATGAATTGGCTAGGTGATAAACCAAACGAAGCAATAACATT